TCTGCGTACTGAACTTTCACCGAATGCTCGCCAGCGGTCGCCGGATTATTGGCCGCATCGCTCAACAGGGTCTGCCCTGCATCAGCAACGTCCCAGCCAAGAGCAATGGTCTGGCTGCCATAATTTATAAACCCTGGAAGCTTCTGGGTTACGCCGGTCTTTAGTGGGTTGTGGGTGACAACTTCGACGTTTGGCCCGTATTCGCCGAGATCGGTAACTTCACCAACCTCAACAAATGCAAGGGCTTCGTAGCCGAGTTTATCGAGGGTCGCGGGTGCGCCCGCAGCAACAGAAAGGGTAATTCCGGTACTTGTAATCACCATGGTTAAGTCTCCAATATTGGAAAATTTCGCCATCACGACGAGAAGCTGCCTAGGTACAGCCTTGTCTCAGTATACCCTAGTTTTGAGTTGAAACAAAAAACCCCGCACAAAGCGGGGCAGGGAGAGAGGCGGAGCGTCATCAACGACGAGTCCAGATGCAGCTTACCCCGAATACTCCACAGAAACAACCACCATCAACCGGTCGTCATCGGCTTGCAGCTCCATATCGTATGGCTCACGGATGACGCGCACGCTACCAATCAAGCCAGTGCCCTTGGCATACAGCGCCCTGATCTGATCCGCCGCCGCGTGAACGGCCTCAAGGCCAGCGCCAGGGCGGTTAACGCATGCCACCTGCAAGATGCCACGGGGAACCACTGTGTCGGAGTAGCGCAAGCCGTTGTCGATACCTTCATTCGGGAAAAACGACACCTCCAGCCACACGCCAGATGATGGGGGCGTGAAGTTGAAGCCCGGCCATGAGATGGGGTAGCCGAGCGCTGCGTTGTTCAGCCGCGTGATGGCGGCCATGTAGATTTGGTTGTTTGTGGGGGTCATTGGTCGTCATCCTCGTCTGGCTCAGCTATAACGATACCCTCAATGCCGTGCAGGTTCTCGATCTCTGAGACTTCGACGGTAATTGTTGCCTCCAAAATCTCATTGACGGACCAGTCGCACCGAATGCGAGTGATGCCGTGGATTTCGTGGCCGCCATCTGTGTAGACCTTGATACCGTTGGTCGCTTTCGGGCCATCGCCTTCCGGTAATACGATTTTAATGGTCACTTAATCGCCCTCCTAACCCGTCGTGCGGCATTAGCCGCTATGATGTCCCAGTTTTGTGCGGCCCGCCGCATGAAAGAGTAGCGCGCCTCCATGTAGATCGCATAATTGGCCGTCCATCCGAGCACCAGCCTGTCACCAATCTTAACGCTGTTGATTGCCAGCAGTGCGGGGCCCGCATCAAAGTCTGTGTTTTTGTAACCCTTTGGCGCGGTGTCCTCGCCGGACGGGATAGAGTTCACTGCGCCCGTGAAGCTGTTACGCAAGAAGCCTGTATCAATCGGCGTATTTCCCGTTTTGAACCGGCTCTCATTGGCCTGCATCGTCAGGTCTTGTGCGGCTTCTTTAAGAGTCGCCTCCATGGCCGCCTCGGCTTTGCGCTGCCATGCCAGCACCTGTCGCTCGAATCTTGAAAGGGCCATCAGCCAAACCCCCTTATAGTCTTAGCCGCCTGCCCCGCAAAGTTCATCTTGTAGCGTACTACGCAACGGCATTGTATCGTTTCGCCCGCCGGGGCGCCCAGGCTGCTATCCCCTGGCCGCATAAGCTGATAGCCGCCAACCGTGAAAGGCTGGTCAATCGGCATCTCCTGCCCGTCGGCGGCCGCGTGCGTTGGTCGCGTTCGCGCGTCGCCACTTGCGTCCCAGACCTTGGTGGCAAACTCCCGTTCAAGCTCTCCGGTTTCGACCGCCTGCCGTATCGCCTCGTCTTGCCCAGCTCTCAAGGCGTTAATGCTCTCAGTGCGGGCGATGGTTTTGGCCCGGTAATTCAGGACACTGGCTTGGTAACGGCTAACAGCTGCGTCAATTTGCTTTGCCTTTAACGGTTTGCCAGAATCCATGGCCTTTTTAAATGCACCATCTAGCCGCCTGTCTCTACGCTGCCTTGTTAGATAGTTCGGGTCCAGCGTCTCAAGCTCGCGCCTGGCATTGCGCACCCACTCCGCCTGATTCGATGTCAACCCAATAAACCCGCCCGTCCTCTGCTTGGTCACAGGATCAATCCGCCCCACTAGATCCAGCGCAGACGTGCGAGGGCCGACGCCTTCCGCCAGGTTCGCCGTCAGCACAGACCGCACAACCTCCCGAGTCTCGTCGGCAATCTCGACAATGCGGGTTGACGACCAGTTGCGCAGCCATTCCTCGGCACGAGGTGCCCGCACGTTAAACCTCGCCACAAGCGTTCCAGCCTCGACAGGGATGCGCCCAATCTGAGCCGCGCCCGTTGCCCCGCCTTTTTCGTAAGCGGCAATCACGGCGTTTTCAAGCGGCCTAAAGGTGGTTGGGTCAAGTTGCAGCAGATTGACGACGCCTTCGATGTCGCCACGGTTGATAAGCGCGGCAATCTCGGCAATGACCGCCTGATCCTTGACGGACTGGACGGCCTTGCGGAAGGCGCTGAGGACGGCGCGTTCGTTGTCTTTTGCTATTCGGGAGAGGTTCACTTTCTGCACCCGACAAACCACACCAACTGCCCATCAGCAGGCAGAACAGTAGGCGAGTCAACCATCACAATCTGGTACGTTTCGCCGTTAATCGTCATCGTACCCGACAACGTAGGCTCAACCTCAAACGGCGCAACGGCTAAAAGAATGTCAGTGGCGACGATATAGCCGCCGTCGATGTAGGTCTGCTTTTCGCGGCCCTGAGGCTGTACGGCGCTAACTGGGTATGACTGGCCGGGAGTGGGTGGGTTAAACGGATCGCCGTCTGAGCCTGGGGCGTTATAGACCACCGCGCCCTGCTTGTACTTGGTCAGCAGGCGGCTGGCTGTGGACTGCATGCGGTCATAAAAGGCGCTCATTGCACACCTCGCTCTAACGCTTCGATGTCGCTATCATCATGCACAATATCATCATGCACAAATAAATAGCCTTCATGCTCCCCGCTTTTCACCTCTTCGCGGTTGCTTGCCTCTATGGTTCGCCCGCATACGGGGCAGTATTGGAATCCTTCAGTCATGCTCAAACCCCGTCATGGCTAGGTCATGCTGCAATAGCGTAACCGCTCCAATAAGCGAAAGGACTGCGCCGCCGCCTACTTCAAACGCCGTACCAAAGGTGCGGTCAGCCTCTACGGTTGCCACCGCCAAGCCCTGAATTCGGCCCTCTTTGGCCTCGGCCAGCAGCTGCTCACACATTTCGATTACGTCGGGGTCTGGCTTGGCGGTATGGATTGGCCTGATTTCAGCCACGGCGCACCTCAAACGTATTCCCACCAGCACTACCCAAATAAGGCCGCAACAGCGCCGCCAACTGCGGGTAGTAGGTTGACTGCCTCCCGGTGTCGCTGTAGCTCACAGACACGGCTCCTGCCACGCTCTCGGACAACACGCGCTGGCCCTGCGGGGCTAGCAGGTCTTCGCCTGAGTCGATCAGCAGGGCGGCAACCATTTGGGCGGTTTTGATCTGGTCAGGCACAGGGTCAGGGACAGTTAGGTTTTGCGTGTCCAGGTAGTCCATGGCTTTGATCAGCAAAACGTCAGGGTCGCCAACCAGCGTTATTCCTCGGGCGCTGGCGTAGCCTTGCAGTTCTGTAGCGGTTGCGTAGCTCATTATTGAGGCTCCGTTTAATTTTCACTCATTCTAGCACAAAAAAGCCCCGCATATAGCAGGGCTCCTTTGCAGCCTTTCGGCTTAGTCTTCGTCTTTCTTGGCAGGCCGTCCGCGCTTTGCTTGCTCGGGCTCGGCCTTTGGGTTTTTGGACAGGGACTCAATCAGGCTCTCGTCTTCCGTCTGGATAACGCCGCCCTTTGAATGAATCACCTGTCCCTTGTGAACTACGCTGTAGCCTTCAGGGACAGTGAATTTCACGCCAACCTCCTATAGGTCAGACCGTACAGGCGGCCCATGTGGGTTTTGCTCTGGCGGATCTCCATGGCAAAGTCACCGATGATGCGAGTCCGCTGGCCGTCTTGGCCGTTCTGGGTCGCGTCCACGGTGCGCCATGCGCCGCTGGCCTCGGCATTGCCGGATGCCATCGGGACCACGCTGATCATGCCAGCATCGAAGATTACCAGCTCGTCGTCTGCCAGGTTGGTATCAACCACGATGCGGTTAACGTTGCCAACCAGCGGCAGGTCGGACGGCAGCATCATCAGGCTGCCCTCGTCAGCAGCCCACTCTTGCAGCCGCTGGGAGTTGTAGTTAGCCGCTACCAGCGCGGACAGCGCGCGGGCCTGCTTGATGCCTACGGCGATGGTGTTAGCCGTACCGCCACGAGACACGATCTCGGCGTTGATGGCGTTGATCTTGTCCAGGGTCAGGGCGCCAGCGCCGTCAGTGTTAATTGCGCCGGTCTGATCCAGGTAATACCGCAGACCGCCGGTGTAGGTCACAGTTTCGCCGCCAATGATGGCGGTTGCTTTGCGGCCACGAACCAGCGCCCTGTCCATCTGGATAGTCAGTTGTCGGATACGCTCGGACACCTGGAACGCCAGGTCGTTGGTGTTGCCGAACTGGATGGTAGCCAGCGCGCGGCGGCTGAACTCAACGGCGGTGTCCATGGTCTGGAAGAAGTTCTCAACCGGATCAGGTTGGAAAATGCCGTCGTTCTGGGCCAGCGAGTTTTCCTCGCGGCCAACAGAGTCAATGGTCAGCTCGGTCCCGGACGCGATGTCGGCAGCGGTAGTGCCTCCAAAGCCACGGGTCACGGTCAGGTCGTTGCCAGACACGGCAGTGACCAACAGCACCTCATCGGAACCTTTCGGGCTGACAGTCATGCCTGCGCGGAACTTGGTGCCGTCAGCCACCGATACGGTAGTGGCGGCGGCCAGGGCCGCAGCAGTGGTCTCGGAACTGGTCGCGTCAACGCGCATATCCAGCCAGCCCATCTTGTAGCCTTCAAACGCGGCGCGCGGTGCGCCCATGCTGACGGCTTGCAGGATGCCGGTGCGGTTGGAGCGCGCAATCTCAAACGCTTCGTTAATGACCTTGTCGTTCAGCAGTGCGGACAGGTCGGGGGAGTTAATAGCCATGTGTCACCTCGTCAATTCTTGATATGGGCAGTTAGGAAACCGGTCAGGTCTCCCTTTGATTTTGCGGCATCTGCCGCTGCATTACCATCGCCTGCCCCACCGGGGCGACCTGATCCGGTGGCACCGCCACCTGTTGCGCCGCTTCCGTCAGTCAGAAACGGGTAATTCTCCTTGAGGTGTTCGACGATCTTGGCCTGATCGACCTGTACGCCGCCCATCTCGTAAACCACACCGTCTTCGGTGTATCGGGCAAACTTCTGAATCTTTTCGGCCAGCAGCTCCGCTCGCTTTGTGTCTCGCGTCAGCTCGGACGCAATCTTGCCAGCCGCACCCTCTACTGCGCGCTCAGCCTCACGGCGGTCACGCTCTTTGATCTCACGGTCAAGGCGTTCCGCCCGTTCCCGCTCAGCCTCATACAGGGACTGAAACTCGCCGTTCTCTTTCTGGCGCTTTTCTTCGGCCAGGCGCTGGGCCTCTTCCAGCTCTTGCGCCCGCTGCTTTGCGGTCTTGGTCTCGTCCAGCAATTTGCTGTGGTGAGACTTCAGCCGGTCAAGCTCGGCCAGTTTTTCCTGAATGTCTTTCGGCAGTTCCGGCGCGGCTTCAGTGGTTGCCGTTTCGGTTGTCTCTACCGCTCCAGTGGTTTCGGTTGCTTCTTCGCTCACAGAGCATTCTCCTTTCCCGCACGGCGGGCCAGTGGTTAGGTGTTTTGATTATAAGCCTTTACATCTCGCCGGGCAAACTGTCAACTAAACCGGACGCGGCATCCTCCAGAATCTCGTCATCGGTGCGCGACGGGTCAAGCTGAATTCTGCCTTGCCGGATAGCATACAGCACGTCACGGTCTCCAATGCTGCCAAGCTGGCGGGCCTGCACAACGGCCAGCAAGTCTTGTGCGGATAGTCCGGATTCCCAATAGCTATCATTCAGGCGGTACTCGATGTCGTTCGGGTTAACGCCAAGGAATCGGGCGAAGTCCTCAAGAGCGGCCTCGATGCACTCCGAAGCATTGCCAACGACCACGTCAAGGACGCTCGCTTCTGCGCTGGCATTTATGCGGGCGGCTTCTGCGGTCTCTGCCTGCCCGCCACGCTGCACCAGCTGCGCGCCGAGGGCCACCATCTCGGATTCGATGTCTTTTTTGACCTCGCGGTTATAGTCTGTCGATTGTGCCTGCACAACTTCCAGCTTTCCGCCCTTGGTCTTCAGGCCGTGGCGGTTTCCGAAACTGATAGGGCCGGGGTTGTGCTGTGCCCACTCATCCAGATCAGTTTCGCCCACGTCCACATGCAACATCGGCTGAGTGCCAACGTAGCCAGATTCCATTACGTTCGCCGTGGTCTGGTAATGGGCGATATTGGCACGGGCCACGTCATACAGCGGCGGCATGTCGACGCCTGGAAGATTGGTCTTGGCGCCTGCAATGTGGAGCGGTATATGATCAAAAGGTGCGCCGCCGGCCATGCGCGGAATGTACTCATCTTTCATCGGATTGCCGGCGTCGTCGTAAATCTGCTGAGTATAAACGCCGTCCCTAAGCCTAAGAACGCGGTACCTAGTCTCAGTTTCATGGCCAAACTCATCCTCGTCGTTCGCGTCCACATATTCTCGCAACACGGCACGGGTCAGAACCTGGCGGCCTCGGATACCCTCAAAGTGCCAGTTGATCAGGTTCTCGAAATGGTAGGCGGCGATGGTCGGGCGCA